CCATCCCAAGGATGAGCCAAAAAAAAATCAGCACGAACAGGCGTAAGGCAGTCGTCAAACGATCGGCGGCGAAGAAGCCTGCAAGCCGCAGCAAGGCCAGCAAGGCAAAAAGACGCAGGGCTGCATAAGAAATCAAACTCCGTCCCTTCCTGGACGGAGTTTTTGTTTGGGAAGGTGAGAGATGGCCAAGGTATCGGTGATTTATCGCGCGCCGGCAGGCGATAGCAAGGTGACGGAGTGGGGCGACTACACGTTTTTTGACGGCATTGCGGTCGAGGTCGACGACACGCCCGAAAACGGGCACATGATCAGGAAGATCTCGCGCAATCCTGTTTTTGAGGTGTCGGAGATGGCGATCGCGAACCCTCCGAAGCCAAAGCCTGAGCCGGTGCGGGAGCCTGCGCCAGAGCCTGAGGATGCGCCAGAGCCGGAAGACGCGCCAAAGCCTGAACCGGAGCCTCCTGCGGCCAGATTCGAGGACTACGTTCCGCTCGAGGTCAAGCGCAAGCGTGGCCGGCCCAGGAAGAGCGTCGAGCAGTATGGTAGCGCGGCGGAATAGCGATGCCTCAAATATGGGATTCATTGATGGGGCAAGGCATGCCGCAGCAACAGATGCCTGCCATTCATCCATATTGGCAGGGATTGATGCAGGCTGGCATGGTGCTGCCAAATCAGATGCCGCAAGTTACACAACCCTTGCAGATGCCTTCGCCGCAGCTTCGGATCACGCCGGAAATGCGTGATGCCATCGAACGCCAACCTTCTTTCAACAGTGGTTACGATCGCAATGCGATCCAGGGTGATGACCTGATGCGGCAATATTTCATGTCGCGCGGGATTAACCAGGAAAACATCTGATGAGCAAAACCCGCGCCGAGATACAGTTCAAGGTCTTGATGATCATCACGGGCGGCGACGTCGGCAGCGTGCCGGCTGCGGAAGATGCTGCCAACATCGACGACTACATCGACAGCGTGGTGTCGGAACTGGAAGGGGATGCGGTTTACATTGCGGATCCAGACGTGCTCGACGACAAGCTATTCATCTCGTTCTGTAAGCTGGTGGCGGATGCCGCGGCTGAAGAGTACGGGCAGAAGTCGAACCCGCAGATGGCGCAATTTTATCGCAACCGGATCCGGAGGCTGTTGGCAGAAACGCCAGGCTACGGCTTCCAGCAGACGAGCTATTTCTGATGCCTGAATTGTGGGACGCGATCGATCAGGCGCAAGCGCCACCGCCACCGCCGAATATGTGGGGTGGCTCCCCTGCCGATGCGATCACGATCAGACCTGTCTCGGACGTTCCGCAGAAACCGGTCCCCACTAGCCTGTGGGACGCAATCAGCAATGTCGGTCAGGGCCTGACGCGCGACGTGGGTCGTGGAGCCAGTGCGCTATGGGAGGCATTGAACAGGCCGCAGATGTACTATCAACCAGCTCCGGATATGTGGAACGCGCCTATGGGGGTAGGGAGTCCTGCGGAGGCGGCAGGCGCCCCATCTGCAATGGGATCGTTGGCGGGAGGGTTGTATCAGGCCCTTGGAGATATCTCCAAGAAAGCGTTCGGCGCATCCGAAGAAATGAGGACGCAAGGCACTTACAACCCGGCTCCGATCCTGGATGCGGCAATGTTGCCGATGGGAACGGGAGGCATCACGGGATTGCCGCTAAAGGCCGGCGAGGTGGCGCTAGGTGCGGGCGCCGTTCGTGGGACAAGGCCGGCTGCAGAGGCTGTGGCAGAGGCTCGTCCAGGGCTCGGCCACAACATGCCGCCACCGGAATATCCGGCACCAACGGGAAGCCTGAACCCGCTCGACAACGTGCCGGTGACGTTCCGCGGTAAAGAGCCGAAAGATTTCACGCCGCAGGATTGGCAGGCCTTTGGCGAGCACTACGGTGCAGATAACATTGGTCCGTTATCGCCACTGCAGACCTTCAAGGACATGAACGGCAAGGAATTCCAGATTCCCGGCGGGACGGAGGGAACGTGGACGTATCTGGACGCGCTGCACATGAAGGCGAATCCGATCAACCCGGCCAATGTCGATCGCGAGCTGCATACGGCCATGCAGCAGAAGCTGGGTCGCACCATGACGCCGAAGGAATTGTCTGACGCCGACGTCTGGAACGGCCTTATCTTCGGCATGACCTCGCCCAACAATCCGCTGTTCCCCAACCAGGCCACGGCATCGAGATTGCGGCTGCGGACGCCGCAGATGCTCGACGATCTCGCCAGCATGATCCCGTGGAAGGCGGGAGAGACGCCGACCAAGCAGCAGCGCAAGATCGTCAACGACGCGATTGCCAACCGCTATGGTCTTGGCGGCGCGTCGAAGACCGGAGGCCTCGGCACCCGCGGCACTGCCGACTATTCCCGCGTGGGAGAGATGGCGCAATTGTTCAAGGAAAAACCGGAATTCTTCCGCAAGAAGCCTGATGAGACATGGACGCAGGCAGTGGAGCGGATCTCGAGTCAGTTGCCTGGATTGTCGATGAAGACCGGATCGTTCGGCACGGTATGGCAGGATCCTGCCAAGGCCGCGATCTCAGCGATCGATCGCCACATGGCGCGCGAGTTGGACAAGAAGGGTGGCGGCATTTTCGAGAACGCCAAAGAGCGCAATGCCTGGGAAAAGCGCAGTGTCGATCTGTGGAATTCACGCGAATACAAGCGGGTGATTGCCGACCAGAAGAAGGCGGAAAAGACCGGATCGACGCGCGAAATACCGACCGCCGACATTGCCTCGTCGTTCGAGGACATGCTCAAGAAGAGCGGCTCCGACGGCTTTGTTGGCGAAATGCTGCTCGACCATGTCGGCAAGGCGCTGACGCCCAAGTTCAGGATCAAGACCGGCGACGTCAATCCGAAAATACCGGAACATCTGGCCAAGGCGGATTGGGCGAAAGAGCCGAAAACCGTGTTCAAGGTGGGACGCGCTTACAAACGCGCGCTCGAGGTCAACCAGAAAATTGCCGACGAGCACGGGCTGAACCTGTTCATGTCGCAGTGGATGGAATGGGACCGGATTCGAAACCGGTTCGAGCCGCATGAGAATATGTTCCCTGGGCTGTCGAAGCTGCCGGCAATGTCGGTCGAGCAAATGCGTGAGGTGGATGCGGCACACAGGGCAACCGGCCACAAGACCTATGGCAAGAACCCGGAAGGAAGCCTGAAACCGACGCGGCCATTGCAGGGCAGTCCGTCCAGGATGGGCTATCTTGGGCTTGCCGCCACGGCTGGAGGCGCTGGCGCGCTGGCGCCAGGTTTGTTTGGAGATAACAGGCAGTGAAAGAGGGTGCGAGGACTAAGCGGTTCCCACAACGGCCATTAAGGCCATAGGCACAACAGCATGCCTCGCACCCAGGACAAAATTTAGCATTCCGAAAGGCAGATAACAACCCAAAATGCCCACATTTCCGATTCCGTTTCCACTGAGCACGGCGCCAGGCGCGTTCAATCAGGAGGGAAGCGGACGGCTGATCAACGTCTATGCGGAGCCCTTGGGCAAGGCGATCGAGGCTGCAAAGGCCACAGCTCCTCCTCCCGTGGTCTGGCGCAAGTCGCCGGGGATGAGCCTGTTTGCCGCCTCGAGCAATCCTGGCTTCCGCGGCGGCATCCTGGTGGGCGGCAATACGCTCTACACGGCATGGAACGAGAAGGCGGCGACGTTTGTCGCTGCCGGCACCGAGACGGTGTTGTCGGGAACGCTGTCGGGAACGGACAAGGTGTTCTGGGCCAGGAACAACAAATTGCCGACGCCTGACGTCGTCTGCGTGGCGCCGAATAGCGGCGCCTATATCGTGACGTCGAGCGCGGTCAGTTCGTATTCCGGAACCGATCCTGACATTGGAACGCCAAACAGCGTCGGCTTCCTGGACGGCTATTTCATCTTCACTTACGGCAATGGCCAGATGTTTGCCTCGGACCTCAATTCGACTTCAATCACGACGGCTAATTTCACGTTTGAGCAGGCCAAGACCGGCGGGCTATGGCGAGGCCTTGCCTTCAACGGCCAATATTATGTCTGGGGACCTAATTTCGGGGCTGTCTATGCCGACACCGCGCAGCCGCAAGGTTTTCCGTTCA